TATTATAGATGAAGGTAAAATGGGTCCTATCGGCATCGTCACTGGGGAGGATGAAGATGGAAAACCTGTTAAATTTTCTTGCGATGATAGTGTGCATTACAGCATCAATTCTGCTACTGGTGTTCTTAGACTGGTAGACCCATTTGATTACGAAAAGACTAAATCTGACACAGTTCTAGTTTTCGTAACAGACGTAAATGGCAATGTTGACACAGCAAAAGTAACAATTAACGTCAGAAATGTAAACGAACCACCTGTGTTGCAAAAGAATGACAGTTTGACTGTACCAGAAAATTGTAAGAGTTGCATCGTTGGCATTATTACAGCAACAGATCCTGATAATGACGAAATCAAGTACACTGTCAAAGAACCTGGCTTTACTATTGATAGTGCTGGTGTTCTAAAATTGACTGATACACTTGATTACGAAAAGACACCAACTGTAACTATCACTGTAATTGCATCTGATCCATCAGGTGCTGCAGATACTGCAAAGTATGTTGTGCACGTTACAGATGTTAATGAGCCAGTACATACACAAGACACAACTTGTTCTGTAAATGAAAATTATACAGGAAAAGTTTGTAAAATTCCTGCAACAGACGATGATGGAACAAAACCAAAGTATTTTGTAACTGACACTACTAACTATGTAATCGATTCGACTGGTCAATTGACAATTAAGAACCCAATTGACTACGAAAAGAAAATAAAAGACACAGTTAAAGTAATTGTTACAGATGGTGAATTCTATGACACAGCTACAGTAATCATTCGTGTACTCGATGAAGATGAAATTCCGACAATTAAATCATGGGATGACAAAAAGCCAAAAGATACTGTAAAGACAAACGATCTTGACCACAAGTATGAATGGCAGATTTGCGAAGGTAATACATGTGCAGGTGAAACAGAATATCCGCACATCACAAAAGACACAACTATCAAAGTCTGCAATGCAAAGAAAACTAAGTGTGATTCAGTTGTAGTTCTATTTAATGATGCACCTCCAATTGTAACTTTGACAAACGCAAAGTCAACAGATGCTTTGATTGACTACATTACTATCGAAGAACAAAAAGATGATAAGATTTACGTTAACAAGAAAGACAATAAGTTGACTGTAACAGTTAAAGATACTGTTCACAAAACCGAAAAGTCATTCTCAATTGATGTAAAGCTTGACACTACACACATTTCTTCTAAGAATGTAAAAGACTACAGCTACTTGATTGATGAATCGTTAGCAACTTATACTTCTATCGGCAATGGTCTAATCGAAGTTAAAGAAGTAGTTAAAGATGGCGACAGAAAGATTATCTTGACAAAAATTGTTAAAGCTAAGACAATGGAACCAATCGATACTACTCAAATAGTTTCTTACATAGTCAAGCAAGATGGCAAAGAATTGACAATTTCTTATTTAGTCGATAATTTGACAGGACAACGCCTAACAAATTATCAAGTCACTTATTCAATTGACTCTTGTACAACTGTCAAGTACGAATTGAATGACGATAAGAAGATTGCAAAGAATAAAGAAGGCAATATTGCATATACTATCGAATACGAATACACAGATGACTTTGGCAATAAAGCATCTTCAAAAGTAAGTGTAGTGTATGACGACATTCCTCCAAAAGTCGAAATTCTATCACCTAACGCAATGGAACATTTCAATACAAATGCAATCGCTGTAAAGTGGACAGTCAATGGAGAAAAACAAGACACATTGACATTGCAAAGACTTGAAAAAGGTGTCAACCACATCGTTCGCAAATATGTAGATAAGGCTGGAAACGTTGCTACAGATACTGTAACTGTGTTTATGAAAGAAGCAAAAGACATTGCAATCAAGATTGTAAATCCTGTAACTGAGGTCAATCAAGACAAAGTCGATAGTTTCTATAATGAAGGCAACAAGTACAACGACAAAAAACCTTACACAATTATTACTTTGAAAGGTGATGACAAACCAGATCCAGTCGGTATCGGATTCACTATCGATATTGCACTTCCATCTGTATCTCCAACTGGTGGACTTGCAACTCTTGATGACATCACAAAAAATGGTCGAATTCCTGTAGACGATAATGGTAACATAGTTGGTGCTTCAACTAAGAGCATTTCTGTAGAAGAATACATTGAACAGCATTGTACAGATGAGTTCAAGAAAGACTACAAGAAAAATGGATTGAACATTCCACTTTACGATGTCACATATCATTTGCACTTATGGGTTTACACTAACACTGCAAACTATGTAAATGATTTCAATGTCGAATACACTTTAAATGATGAAGATGAAGTAACTAGCGCTGGTACTGTAACAATGGTTCTTGACTGGTTAACTGATAAAGATGGCAACGTTAAGGCTAAGAACAAACACGCACTTGGTACTTCAGCTTACTTGACTAAACTGTTCTCGAAATCTGTGGCTAAACACAAATGCGATTATAAAGAGCAGAAAAAAGGCGATAAAACAGTTAAAAAAGAAGAAGATTTCACCACTTTTGGGTACAAGAGACCTAAAAAATAGTAAATTTTATGGAGTTTAAATTTATCAATCCATTTTCAGAAGAGTTTCTTAAAGATATTGAAAGAAATAAGAAACTCTCTGAAGAACATAAGACTGAGGATGATGCTTTAGTAATTCCGGGTGTAAAATATCGTAATTCTCGCTAAGTTTATAAATAATATAAACTATAGTGAGATTATTATGAATTTTAATTTTATCAATCCGTTTTCTAGTTCTTTCTTAGCAAAAGAGCCTGAACAGTCATATATTCAACAAATAAATGCTCAGCAAAATAGCATCGGTAGAGATGAAGATGCTATTAACTGGGCTTCGTTGATGCCTGGAAAAGTCAATGGGTTCTACGATCCAACAAACCCATGTGACAGTAATGGCATTCTTTTTGATGCTGTATTTTCTACGAAAGTACAGCGTGTTTCTTTTTATCGTTCAATGGCTCTTTACCCACTGGTAAGAAAAGCACTGATGACGATGACAGACGAAGTTATTTCTGAAGATGTTCATGGTAACTTGCTAAAATTTGGCATTAAAGATGCGTATAGCGACAAATTCACAAACACTGAACTTGGAACATTGCAAGAAGAATTCGATTACGTTATTAACTGTGTTATTAAGCGTGACGATCTATGGCAATTGTTCTATAGTTGGTTAAGAGATGGTGAACAATTCTGGGAACTCTGCCCTAATGATAAAGGTGATGCATTGTTAGGCATTAAAGTTCTTCCTTCATTCTGCACACTAGTCATTTACGATGAAGGATTGCCAATGGGTTACATGCAAGACCCAAAGATGATCGATGTTCAAACAAAAGATCAGCCAAAGACATTTACACTTGACCAAGTTGCTTATGCAAGTTATGGTGATTGGGCAACCAACAGAAATGATATTCGCGGTATTCTTGAACCAGCAATTCGTCCTTTGAACCAGCTAAGAGCTATCGAAGATGCTTTGACAGTTTATCGTATTACACGTGCACCAGAAAAGAGAATCTTTAAGATTTACACTGGTAACTTGCCACCTTCTAGAGTGCCAAGCTATATGCACGAAATCAAGGGTCAATATAGAAAGACACTTTCACTTGACCCAGCTACAGGTTCGATCAACTCTGCAAAGAATGTTCAAGCATTGTCAGAAGACTACTGGTTTAGCCAGGGTGATGAAGGCCACGGATCTACGGTAGAACCTTACAAGGCATCTACAGAATTTAATGGTCAGATTGAAGACTTGAAGATGTTCCAGCAAGCAGTAATGGATGCACTTCAGTTCCCAAATCACAGATGGCAAAACGGTGAAAATGCTGCTAATTACTCACAAGCTGTAGAAACTGACTTGCAAGAAATTGAATTCCAGAAACAATGTAGACGTTTGGGTAATAAGTTTGTTCGTGGACTTATTCTTCATACATTCATGGAACACATTAGACTTCGTGGTTTAAATCCAAAGTTCTTGAATAAAGACATCTACAATATTCAGTTCAACTATGCAACTGATTTCGAAAAGATTAGAACACTTGGTTTGACTGGAAAGCTGATGGAACAAGTTCAGAACGCTAAAGACTTCTTGCCAACTATGACTAATTCTAAAGCAACTGCTGAAGAAGGTGGTCCAATCTTTTCTAAGTATTTCTTCATGCACAAGTTGTTGGGTATGACTGACGAAGACATACTCTTGAACGAAACATTGTTGAAGAAAGAAAAGCAAGAAATTCTTGATGCAGCTAAAAAGGAAGCTGATGAAGGTGGTGCAATAGACACTTCTACAGAAGATTTCGCTTTTTAACATAAGCAGATTTTGACTTTAAAAAACGTGACTTTATTGAGTCACGTTTTTTATTATATTAGTTCTATACGAAAAGGATTTGTATAATGGCAAAATATCTCGAAAAACAGCATCTACGCGACTTAATCGTTGAATACAATTTGACGAATCTTGAAGATGATGGCTCATGGTTAGATGATTATCTAAAACGTGAAACAACAAAGTATAATAAAGGCAAGATGTCGAAAGAAGAATATGATGCAAAGGTCAACTTTGTAAATCAACGCAAACTCGACACAAAGACAAAATTTGAAAAATACAATGCAATGACTGAACAAGAAAAACGTGCTTACAAAGCACGTTTTGAACAAATTCGCGGTGAATTGTGGATAATGTTTGAAAAGATTGCGCGTGGTCGTATGGCTAAAATGGGCTTGCATGTACAATACGCAGATCACTTGAATGATATTGCAATCGACACAGTTCTTTCAATGTTCAACTATATGAACAGATATGACTCAGCTCGTGATACTTCAGCATTCGCATACATGACACAGCAAGCATATTATAGCATAGTTGCGTCTTTGAACGAAATTAACTTTAGAAATACAACGTTTATCTCTGGTCTTGATTTCTTTGAGAATATAAATACTATAGACAATCCTGTTGCTGCATATACGGCAACACAGAAATACATCAAGGCATTAGAGTGATTTTCGAACAGTATTTACAGTTAGAGCAAACAAAAGCAGAACGTTCCACTAAAACAATGATTCTTGAAACGGGTGCTAAAAATGAGAGCATTGATACTCTCATTGACTCGTGTGATGAAAACACTTTGACAGCACGTGTCATAAAAGGTGAAGTGTTCTGCATTTATCACAAACACTTTATCAATTTGACAGAATTGTCAAAACAAGTGAAAGCTCTATACATAAATGCTGGTTACATGGGTGCTGGATTTTCGAAACTTGAACCAAAAGATTTCGTCACATATTCTACTGCCAAACTTATCCTTAAAAAATTATTTGATTCTGAAGCTTATACTGTCGAAATCGATACACGTTCGGCAGCTAAGTATTTTTACGCTGAAGATTATATCGTAGACTGACCTCATATATAGAATATTGATAGTGAGGTTATTATGAAAATTGCTGGTTTAGATTTGTCGATCTCAAGTTCTCGGAGTTGTTATCGAAGAGATCGATGATAACTGTGAAATTAAAAACATCGAATTTCATGGCTTTACAGGAAAAAAGAAGCTTGAAAGCAGTGAAATTTTTTATTACAATAATAAAAACTTTAAAACCGATTATGCCAAATATCAATGGATGTGCGATACTATTGTGAATTGGTGTAAAGACTGTGATTATATTGCAGTTGAAGACTATGCGTATGGCAAAAGCGGTACAGCTGGTTTAATCTTTAACTTGGCTGAGTTCGAAGGAAACATCAAAATCTCTTTATTTAATGCTGGCAAGAAATTAAGACTTTACAGCGTTAATCAGATTAAGAAGTTCTTTACAGCTTACGGACTAAGTGACAAAATTAGCATGTACAATGCTTACATTGAAATGACGACTACAAAACCTAATTTGAGTTGTTTGCCAGAAGTCGATAATGGAAAGGGCGTTTCGCCAACTAGTGATATTATTGACGCATTTGCCATTTGCGAATATCTTCGTACAGAACTAGCATTGCGTTCTGGCATAACCGAACTTAGAAAATTACCAAAACACAAAATCGAGTGCTTTAACGCATGCACGAAGGAGCACCCGCAAGGTTTACTCGTAGCACCATTTATCGAATTGTGAGGTTATAATGATTGGAAATGGTAATCCGCTTAAAATAGACGTTCAATATCGAGACAAGACAATTCCTCGTCTTAAAAAGATAGAAAACGGTGACTGGATTGATTTGTGTGCAGCTGACGACGTGACAATTCCGCCAATGTCGTTTGCAATGATTGAACTTGGCGTAGCAATGAAATTGCCAGCTGGTTTCGAAGCACACATCGTTCCTCGTTCATCGACTTTTAAAAACTGGCACATTATTCAGACAAATCACATGGGCGCCGTTGATAAC